ACTTCGTTCTCACGCAGTTCTCTGCGCCTGTCAAGGTTGCGTTGCTGGGCTACATCGGATGCCTCTTTCTGCGTATCTGCAATGCTCTTGGACAGCTCTTTGCTGACCTCACGACTAGCGTTTAGAGAACTGCTGATGCCCTTTGCGCCATCAAGAAACCCGAACTGATCTGCCACATTAGTTGCCGATCTTGATATGGCCCATCCCAGCTAGGAATGTAACTAAACCTACAGCTCCGACTCCAATAATCCAAAAGAACTTGGTGACCACAGACTTACCGATATTGGTATAGACCTTCTCAATGACACGCTCAGTCACCTTCTCAACAATCTCTTCAATCTCTTTTTCGGTAAGCTGTGTCATAGTAATCACGCTTTCTTTCGTACTGTTTTGCGTACTACTTTCTTAACAGCCTTGCGAGCTGGCTTAACAGTAACTGGTTTCTCAATAGGGAACTCAAGCGTTGCTCTGGGGATAAAGCCAAAGCGGTCTAGGATCCATGTAAAGATAAAGTTCATGCTAGGCCCCCAACAAATTGATTAGCCTGTTCTTGTGTCATCACATTCCCATCGGCATCTTGCAGTTCTGCACCAGCTAAGACTTCTTTTTTGAAGTTAGCGTAGTCGGTGTTGTCAAGTGCGAATGGAATTGAATCTTTACCATCACGCAATATTGCACATACTTTATTTTCAATGCCGCCTTTATATAATTTATACATTTATAACTCCGCAAGAAAAGAAATGTTATATGCCGCATTGTTTCCAATTAACATAGAACCTTGACCAGCAGTTAGTCCTGACGCAACAGTACCTTCTATTCGGTAAAATCCTGTTCCTTGGTCTGATACCATAGATGGAATTACGCTACAAGCCGTAGCACCCCCAGCATAAAGAATTCGATAATTAGATGCTGTTCCAGTAGTTCCTAATGTTGGTAAAGTTCTCATAACAACAGGCGGGTAATAACCAAACCATCCTATTGTTGTGCTGTTATTAAAGCCAACAAATCCATTATCTCGTATAGAAATTACTTGGCAATACCTCTGACACAAAGCCAATTCAGTTCCATAAGGTCTGTAATCAAAGCTAGTAGCTGTAGAGCCTACCTCTAATTGCACATTGCCACAAGTGCCTGTATTGAACTCAATGTTAGTGTTTGTTCCCGCAGTAATTGTGCCTGTTATTCCGCTTGCACCAAAGCTACCCGAACCAATCTTGCCTTGTGCTGTGCCTGTCCACGATAAAACATAAGTGCCACCTTCGGGTAAATTAGCACCTTCAATGACTTGAATAATAGAACCAGCAGTAATCGTAATGGTCGTATTAACACCAGCAGATGCTTGTGTAAAGGTATATGTACCACCGCTTGCACCGCCCTTCCATCTGTCGTGTCCGTAAGAACCTGACGATAGTGAAGTGCCTGATGTATAACCTCGTTGGTTTATAGTGAAACCGCCATCAATAATGCGATTCTTGAACGCAAAGGTATTGGGTGTGCTGACCCCATTTGTACCATCGATAATTACTGGCATTTAAATTCTCCATGATTAGCAAACTTACCATGATATTTTTCTCTTGCCATAACAGCTACAAGTTCGGCAAGTTCTAAATCATCAAACATTTGACTGTAAACTTTCTTTCTATTTTGGGTAATCTGCACCCAATACTTCTTGTTTTGCTTGTGCCAACTAATGTTCTTCATTCTTAACTTATTGTTGCTTTGCACAGTCTTGTTCCAATTATTTGATTGGTGATTAGCGGCACGCAAGTTTTCAATTCTGTGGTCTTTTTTAACTCCGTTGATATGGTCAACCACTTCAGGCATATAACCATGATGCATACAGAAAATTACCTTATGAATACAGTAAGCCTGACCATCTAGGTTTACTACACCATACATACTAGACATACAACCAGCACGCTTACCGATTAGACGCTTTGATGGATTGGTATTAATCTTCCAATACAGTTCGCCATTGCGGTACTCAAACGCTTCATTAAAGCGTTGTGCTGTGCCGTCTAAGGTTATAGGCATTATGCTAACTCCTCATCTGTTGGTCTTGGCAATGTTGGGTGTTCCCACTTAGCAATGTAATCGCCTTTGCCGTCTGAATCGTTTTGTAAGCGAATTACAGTCAAGAAATCCTGTTGTGTAAGGCTAGGATATAGAGCCATGATTTTGTCGTACATTATGCACCCCTCACTAAAACACCAGCCATTACTGTTTGAGTTCTAGCATCTCCACGAACAGTTACAGAACCAGACGCAGTAAATGACTGGTTATACATTTCTATATAATCAGTAGAACCATTTAAATAAACTAATGTAGAGCCTGAACAAACAATTTCTCCAGTAGAATTACTTGTTGAATTACCAACTCCCCATAATGTTCCGTTTTTATAAACACCAACACTAGGATAGGTTAATCCTGTTCCAGCCATTTGAGAAACTACTGTGATTAAGTAATATCCAGCAACAGTTGGTGTAAAACGATTGGATGCAAAATTATTGTTAGTGTCAAAATCTTCCGCATTTAAAGTAATTTTTGTCCAAGTGGATGCTGAAATAGTTTGAGAACCATTTAAATAAACACTAAACGCTGGCATATTACCGCTAACCATTGCTGTGCCTGTTACCGATGGCACAGTAACTAAGTTACCAGCACCCGATGCTAACTGTAATACACCGCTATTGTCAGCAGATTGGGTTAATCCACTTGTAGTTGTGGCTGTAATAATTGATGCCATTATGCTACCCCTTTAGGAAAGCGTTGCTTAACCGCCAAGCAGTCAGCAATGTATTTATCAATCTGTGCTTGGTCGCCCTTTACTACACCATCAATGTAATCGGTGATGGGTGGGTATTCACGCTGACGCTTTGCAATGTATGCTTCGGGGTCTTGCCAAGCGTTTACTGTGTCTAGGTCAATCTCAACCTTGTTGCCTTGTGCATCAAAAGCACCAGCCGTATCATCAATAGTAACGACTTGCGGATATAGTTTATATATAGCTTTATGGTTCATGCCGCTATCTCCATGACAGTAATTGAGGATGCTGTTCTTGCTCTGTCGCTTGCATCAACATCAGTAATAGACCTGTTTATAACAACAGGATTAGAATTATAAGTTGAACAAATTTGTACTTTATAAGTTGTTGCTGATGTGGTTGCTGGCGAATCTAAAAATGTAAAAGCTATTGCTTGTGCAAGATTATTGTCAGAAGTTATGTTTGATGTTGTTGCTTGTATTCTGCTTCCAGCAGAATCTCCTAAATAAATAGGGGTTGAATTTCTTACCAATCTAAGAAGCATTCCTGCCGCACCTGAATTTCCACTTCCACTTAATGTAACCATAACAAGAATTTTATTTGTTGCACTTGTTGGTGTAATTGAAACAGAAACACCAGTTACATCAACATAGGTTAATGTGCTTGTTGTAGAAAATGTGTCTGTTTTAACTGTTTGTAACACTTGCAACACATTACCAGCTTTAGGTGATGTATCTGTAAGAACTGTTCCCGATACGGCTGGTAAGGTTAATACAGTAGTACCAGCAACGGCTGGTTCTTGTAATGTAACGCTACCTGACGTACTTCCTTGAAGAACGATACTCATATGCTTAACCCTTTATGATATATTTTGCAATTATCTAAATACACATTTCTGGCATCTTTCTCGTTTGCAAACAAACCTAAAAATTTATTTTTACCGCTAACAAATATACTTGCTTGCCATTTATTCATAGCCTTATTCCATGTATAACCTTTTGCTTTTAACCTACTTCTGTTAAAACAATTTTGTTGTGCTGTAACTAATCTTAAATTTTCAATACGATTGTCGTTTTTTATTCCATTAACATGGTCTATTTGCAAATTATCATCAATACCGCCATTGTGATAAACCCACACAATGCGATGGGCTGGGTACATTTGATTGCCAAATTTAATAAAACGATACCCTGAGCGATGGATTACTCCAGCCTCTTTGCCATTTAATCTGGCCAAGTTGGCTTTTTTGTTTTTCCAAATCAATGCACCATCTTTATATTCTAAGCAATTTAGAATATCAGCCTGGCTTAATGGTAGTTTATTTGGTTTCATGTCTAAAGGATTACCCATCTCTGTCCTGATGCAACTGTTACAGAGTAACCGCTATTAATTGTGATTGGCCCAACTGACAGGCAATTGTTGCCCGATGTCGTTGTGATATTTTCTGCAATCGTGGTGCTGTTATAAGCAATTGCTTTAGTAGCAGCTGATCCAAAGTATTGACCACCAGCTACGGCTGACGTTGTAACCGATGTTACTAATCCCTTGCCGTTAACTGTAACTACAGGAATAGAGCTAGATGAGCCAAAGGTTCCAGTAGTTGAGTTGACTGTTGCTAATGTCAGAGCAGACGATCCAGCAGAAGTTGTTGCATCACCAGTAAACGCTGGCAGTCTAGCTGCACCGAGTGTGCCACTAGAGATATTGCTTGCGTTAGTGGTGTCGGTTGTTGCTGATGCAACTAAGCCAAGGTTTGTCCTAGCTGTAGAAACAGAGGCTAGATCAGATAAGTTGTTTGCTGAAGAAAGAAAGCCTGTGCCAGATACATACGCTGCTACCCAAGCAGAGCCTGTATATACTCGCATCTCACCAGCTACAGAGTTAAAGTATAGAGCGCCACCAACTAGAGCGTTGCCATCATTGTCTAATGTTGGATTGCTTGTCTTGCTACCGAGATATCTATCATCAAAGTTATCGTATGCTGCTAGTGTTGCATCACGAGCTGCCTCGGCTGCGGTCTGTGCGTTACCAGCTGCGGTAGCGGAGTTGGCTGCGTTGGTTGCATTGGTTGATGCATTCTGAATAGCAACAATGTTTGTAGCGTTTGTGTTAACCGCTGCAATGTTTGTAGCTACAGTATTAACGTTAGCAATGCCAGAGGCTACTGTGCCGATATCTGTTGCATCCGCTGCTACTGCGGTAACATCCGCAGAGATGCCAGCAACTGTGCTGACACTAGCAGACACACCAGCGACTGTAGTAACGTTGCCTGAGATACCAGCAACAGTTGTAACGTTAGCGCTGATGCCAGCAACTGTAGTTACATTAGAGCTAATACCGGCTACTGTGGTTACGTTGCTAGATACTCCAGCAACTGTATTGACGTTAGAGATATTGCCAGCAACTGTATTAACACTTGCAATATTTGTAGCGACAGTATTAATGTTAGCCGACTGAGCTGCGACTGTGGTTACAGCACTAATGCTTGGGCCAGCCTCTGGGTTGCCAGAGGTTGCGTTAAAGGCTAGGACTGTACCAGCACGAGTTGCCTTAGCTGGCAAGGTCATGTTGATGTCAGTTGGATCTACTACAGGAGCCTTGAGGCCACGCTCTGCGGTCTCGGCTACTTGCTGTGCGTAGATGGTCTGTGAGTCTAGGTCAGTATTAAGGGTGCTGGCGAACAAGTCACCGCCTGTCGTGTAGTCGCTAGTGCGTTGAATTGCTCTTGCGCCAACAATCGTAATATTGCCTGTGCCAGCGGTTACTAGGGTAATTGATCCTGTGCCGTTAGCATTGATGGTTACGCTGTAATCTGTGGTCAGAGTCAGTAATGTACTGCCCCGATATACAGCGATATCGGTATTGGCAAGAATTTCAAACGTAAACGAGTATGGCCCGACACCAGTATTGGTGTAGACCACACGTCTTGCTACGTTAGATATCGCATAATCAGCCATAATATTTCCCTAATCTAGTTGATTTTTTCATAAAAGTCTATCGCTTGTATTTCCCATAATCACGCTTTGCTTGCTCTACATCTCTTAGTGCTTCGGCAAGATCGGGGTCTTCTGCAATTAATATCTTCTTAGCCATGCTATATCGATCCGATATCTCTTTGCTAATAATCGACTGAGCTTTACCTAAGTCAACTGTTGCCAAATCTTGCAAGTTCTGGCCAAGACTCTCAACTGCTTTTGCTAATGAACCATCTTGGGTTGCTATCTCAATCCAGCGGTTGTACTGACTAGCAGATAACTTGATTCCTTCAATGCTTTGGTTTGGTATATACATTGGAATGTTGTACTCAACCAATACGGCATGAGCTGGGCTGAACTTACCATCCGATAGCTTTAGGGGATTAAACATCTCATAAAGGTTACCTTTTCCAACCTTTTGTACATCACCAGTCATTGGGTCAAATTGACGTGGCAAGCTGTCGGATGTCAAAGGGTTGCGAGACTTGTAGTAATTGACTGCCTCATAGAATCCACGCACAGCTGGCTCAACTAGGTCTTGCTTAAAGCCCATCTCGCCCGGCATTGTGTTGGATCTGGTTGGGTCAACGATGCGCTCAATCGCTGCCACAAAAGAACTGTGTGTTCCTAGTGGCGATCCACCGATAGCAAACTCGGATACTTGCTTAGATGCTTTCTTAATTAAATCATAGAAAATGGATGGGGCATCTTTAGAGCCAGAAGTAAATACCTTGCTGATATCGCTAAAACCTTGGAGCATTGGCTGCTCTGAGAGATATTGGTATATACCAATGGTAGCACCCATAGCCATCTTTTCCATGTCTGTGCCACCATGGGTCATCTGTGCATATTCACCAGCTGTAGCACCAATTCCAAGCAATGTAGCAATTGGCTCTAGGCCAGCATAAGAAATATAGACTTTGTCTGGACCATACTTAACTGACGTAATCTTTTCAAACTCAGCAAGCAAGTCAGGATCTACATCAGCCTTATTAAATACCATTGAGTATTGTTGCCAGCCTGTACCCTCTAATGCTTTCTTGTCTTCCATCCGCATTGGGCCGTAGCCTGTCAGCTTGCCTTCAAACGTGCCAGCGCTGACTGAGTAAATCATTGCACCACCAAGAGTAACACGAGCCATTGCTTGGTCTCTGCGAATACCTCCAGCATTGAAATCACCCCAGAATCGTGGGCTTGCAAAGTTCAAGCCTGGAGTTCTAGCCATTGCCTCTAAAGCAATATTGGTTGGAGTCTTAACGAATGGTACAAATATCTTAATTAATGGATTCTGAGCTGCTGACTGCAAACCTTGTAATGACTGCTCTAGCTCACGAGTAAACGTAACTGTACGAGATACAGCCTTAGCAGCCTCGTCAATATCTGGTGTTGGGTTGGCAAGCAAACTGGCTGTTAAGTCAGATGCCTGTTTAGCTGCTTCATCTGGAGTAAGGCCAGACTGTATTAACTTCTTATACATTCTGTCACCTTCTCTAGCTGTTATAGCATTTAATTCCATGCGATAACCCAGACCCTTAAAAAATTCATCCTCTGCCATAAGCGCTCTGCCAGGCAACGTAACGAACTTGCCCCAATAACGCAACGCATTACTAATGGCTTTGCCTGTATCAGAGTCACCAAAGTCAATGTCAAATGCATCTCGCCCAACTCGGCCAGTTTCAATCTTGGTGAATGGGTCTGTTGAGGTATTTTTAAGAAAGGCTGTGCCAGATATTTCTCCACCCTCTCTAAGGCCATACAAGAATCCAACAGCCTGTGCATATAACTCGTTTGTTGAAATAGCCTCTTCGCCACCTTTAAACAATAGGTTTCTGCCTTTACCAATAAAGGATGCAACAGCTCGCTCTGGCATCTGTAATGCGCCAAAGAATAAGTTACCCGCAATATTCTTAGCATGGGTTACTGGGCTAGATAATAGACCATTAATCCAAGTTGAGAACCACACATCTTTAAGAGTTCCCGATATTGCTTTATCTGCAAGATTTGCCATTGCGGCTTTGCTTGATAACGCTGTGTACTTATTGGCTAGATCAAATGCAGACTCAATGCCACCGGCCTCTGTCATTAAACCAGCAAGCATCTCACCTCTGTTAACTGATGACTGTCTAGCCTGGGAGAAAATACCAAGGGATCTAGCAATATCTACTTGTCTGCCTTTAACTGCCTTAGCAACAACACCCTCATACGCAATGGCTTGCAAAAACTCTGAAGACAACTCGTCTGTTAGTGTGCCGTTAGCCTTAGCCTCTTTAACCTTTAAGCCAAGGTCATAGGTTCTCTTGCTGGCATCAGACTGAACCAATAGCATCTTGTATGCTTTGCCGTAGTCAGCCTCTGTGGCCACGCTTGGGTCTATCAACCTAGCAACAAATGCCTCATCGTATCCTTCAGCTGATGCCTTAGTGGCAAAGTCGGTATAGCTAATTCTCTCAAACTTATCTGCGCCAACTGACCTAGCAACAGCCTCTATATGCTGTTTAAAAGTGTCTGGGCCATCAATCAAATCTAGGTTAAACACAGTCTCCGGCACACCAGCCGCAACCTTTGCTGAGGTTGGTGAGGGTTTACCCGTAGTCGGCATGGTTGGAGTGGCTTTTTCAATAGCCTCTGCTTGTGCTGGCTTGGCATCTTTAATAACGCTATAAGGCCCTATTTTCCCTGTCTCTGTACCTTCGGGTAGGATAGGTCTTTCTGTGCGCTTGGGCGCTCTTTTAATAGTCTCTCTAAGCATTCCCTTAAAGCCAGCTACTAAGGTTGGCTCAAACTCAGGATTCTGGTCTGTTAGGGCGGTGGGATCTAATGGCTCGGATTCTGGTGGCAGCGCAGCAACATCTTGCTCTACTGTCGAGAGTTCATCTAACCGCTCGTTTAATGGCTTTATAGACATTATCCAAGCCCCTTGTTCATTGCTGCCAAGTCGGCAACATTGATTGGTTTACCTTGCGAGGCTCTATCCTCACCGGCATCCCACCAATCCATAAACGCTAACCCATCTTGCATAAACTCAGTTGCTCGTGGGAATTGTTGAAGAAAATCCTCTTCTTTGAGCTTGACATCGCTAATCATCTCGTTGCCCTTTCTGTAATTTGCTCACCAGTTTCCATGGTAGACGGAGCTTCTTGGCCGCCTGTTTTGAGCATGATAACCTCTTTCTTTTGGCGAGGGATAGTCACTTGTGTGCCGAGCTTAGGATCGTACTGTACAAAGAATCCATTGGAATCCTGTGCCGCCATAGACTCTTTGCGGGTCATAGCCTTATTCTTTAAACCAACAATGACACCATCAAAGCCTTCTGGCTGTGCATCCATTGGTCTAAAGTCATAGGCATCACCATCAATTACTTTATAGGTTTTGCCTGTGGCCTCATCAAGTACAGACTCTGGCAGACCCTTCTTGCTGCTGAATGCCATTGCTACGTTTTTCCCATCATCAAGCCATTGGCGCATCTGTGTCCAATTGGAGTGTGGATTATCAACATCTACAGTCAACCCATTCTGGCCAGCCTTCTGCGACAATCCTGTCGAGCTGTATGTGTAATGATGATTAGGCGCAACTGGTCTGTACTTCATCTTTGTGTAGTCATAGAAGAGTACGTCTGGGTTTGCCTCAATAATCGACTGATGCACTTTTGGATCAATATCTGAAAGTACGTTTAGACGAATAGCCAAAGCATTGCCGTTCTTTTCTGCTGCTTTTTTCAATGAGAAGATTTCTTCATTGAGCTTAATTGCAAAAGCCTCTGGCTCTCTGAACATAGCCTGTGTCATTCTAAAGCTACGCAGACGTGTGCCTTTCATAGCATCTAGGTCTGCGCCACCGCCATAGGCAAAGTAACCGCCAGAAGTCTTGCCAAGACATTCTTGAGCGCAACTTGCGGAGTTGGGGCAAGTGCTGAACTTGTTAGCCTTGAATGCTGGCGATATAGCTAAACCAGCGCTTTCAATGTTGCGCCCATCTGGCAACTCAATCGGTGTACCACCTTCAATGCCTGTCTCAGTCTTTAGCAACTTACCATTAGTTGTAAGCAAACGCTTTGTCTTGCCGTCTGTTCCAACCCCAAGGATTGGCGCTAGACGTTGATTGGCAAGAAGTGCAGCGTTCTTGGTATCTTCTGTATCAAGAGTTTTAATCCAATTAATTGCATCATCAAAGGCTTTTGCAAATTGCTGTGTTGATGGTTCAAATGGAAATGGCTGTGCAACTAAATCTTTAAATGCTTGGTCAGAATATATCTGTCCTTTTGGTACATTTTCAAAAACATATTGTTTTAATTCTTTTTGTTGCTTGCCGGTTAACTTGGTTCCTGTCTGCTGCTCAACCGCTTGGATCATTTTGGTTGGAGACATATTTACTGCAATTCCATCTGCAACAATCTTTTGCACTACTGGCAAACGCTGTTGGTCAATATTGGATAGAGCGATTGGCTTGGCTACAACTGGTGCAGCTGCTGGAGCCTCTCCAATTATTTTCATACTTAAACCAACTGGCATACCCTTGGTGGCTTTGATTGCTTTTACCGCTATCTTTGCTGCATCAACAACTCCTGGGAACGGCAAGAACTCACCACCAGCTTGACCATACTGTGCGCTTACTTGGCGCTCTGCCTGATTGGAAGCTGTAGGAGGAACTACAGGAGCCAATGCTGGAACATTAACATTAAGACCTGGCAATGTAAATCCTTGTGTGCTTACTTGCTCAGTTGTTGGCAACATTGTTGGCTGAGACATTCCCTCTAAAAATGCATCTACCATTGATTTATTATTTGGGTTTGTAAAAACATTTTTTAATCCAGTAAAAATGCTTTCTACATCACCGCCAATGCCAATCGTCTGTGATACAGCTCCTCGCCCAGCTCCAGCCAACATATCCGCTAAAGCCATTAATGGGCGATCCAAGTTACCAGCCTGTGCTGATTGCTCAAGAGTTAAGCCACCTCGGCCAACTCGTACACCTGATGGTTTTTGAACCATGCCAGCGCCTTCTGGCATAACGTCAGTCACTACTTGTGGCTCTGTAAATCCACTAACAGTAACTGTACCAACTCGATCACGAGATTGGTTAGATGCTAACAATGTAGCTGGCTGTTCGGTTGGCAAGACAGAGTCTTTAGCCAAGTCATCCATGAATCGTTGGTCAATCATTTTTGAATAGCCCTTACTTGTCTCATAATCTTTTTACGCACATCTTCGTTCTTAATGCCAGCACGTCTCAAATCTTCATCAGTCCAATTCTCTTTGTATTCAAGACCATTTTCCTTGGATATGCTTTCAAGACTTTTTCTAGCTGTTTCTTTTGCGTTAACAGAATCAGAAATTTCTTTTTCTTTAACAAGATTCTGAGCAGCCTCCATAGCATTGAATGGCAAGCCAGCATTTAAAGCATCTTGTTTCTGTTGCGCTAATGTTGCTTTTGCTCTAGATGATTTTGCTTTGGAATCCTCAAGACCTGGGGATAGCGGATCATTAATACCAAGAGTGTTGTCAATAAACTGTCTAGCAGCGCCCATGTCTTTCTCGTTACCACGAGCAATCTTCTTGAGTGTGTTTGCCTGTCTCCAAGATATCTGACCATTCTTAGCAAGGGTATCTATGTCATTCTCGCCCAACTTACCTCTGTCAGCCTGTGACTCAAATGTGCCATAGTTCTGTGGATTAGCACCAGCCAAATCACCATTGAGCCAAGCCTTGCGCTTTTCATCTGGCAATGTAATGCCTAATGCTTTGGACTGTCTATAAGCCTCTGAACCACTAATCTTGCCAGCATATAGGTTATCTTCAATCGTATTTAACTCATCAACATTTCTTGATGCATTTAACTTACTAGCACGATCCCACATAACGGCTTCTTCACCAGATCTCTCAAGGTATGCTTTCTTGAGCTTATCTCTATCAATTGTTTTCATTACTTCTGACAACTTACCAAAGTTACCAGACTCAATTAATTTAATTGCTTGGGATGGGGTGTCGGCAAATGTAGGGCTTAGTGTGTAATCAACAACAGCGTTCAATACTCTTTTATTAAAGTCTTCTCTGGTTGATTTAACAAACTCAGGATTTCCCGTTTCCATAGCAATGTCAAATACTCTAACACGCTCAAGTTGTATACGATTTGCTAATATTTTTGGATCGTTTTCTGCTTTTAACGTATCAGCAATAATTGTTGCTGACGATGCTATTAGATTATCAGCCAAAGCAATTTTTTCTTGAACAACAATCTTTGCATAATTTTCAGTAGCTTTGACATATACTGCATTGCCAGCGGTAGCCATTGAGCTTCTGAACTTTAAACCTTCTTCAGCATCTACAGCGCTAATTGCTCTAGCATATCCAGACGTTAATGATTTAATTGTTGTTTGCACCTCATTTAAACCAAGCGCACCAGTATCTAAAGATGCACTTAATCTAGATAATTCTTGACGGCCAATAACCTCTAATTCATTCCGCAACTGACCAGCTTGCACTTTTCTAGCGGCATCACCAAATACTGTGCCTGGTTGTGCAAACAGCTCAGATGGACTTTTGCCTTCTTTCATAGCCGTCATTACTTGCTCTACGCTTGGCATATTTTCAGCGCCATACTGCAAACCTTCACGTCTTGCTTTTTCTTCTGCCTCTTTAAACGCAAAGTTTGCTAATCTATCTAATGATGCATTAATACCTTGAGTCATAGCAACCGACTCTTTGAGATTAGCAAAGTCTAGACGTGGAACATCTGCTGGCAAATAGCCAGTTGATTGGTAACGTGGAAGTTCAGCCATTAACTACCCCAATCTTCACCAGTTGTACGGAAACCGCCATCGCTTGGCTTTCCACCAAGTTTTGCATATGACATTCCAGCAGATCCTAACTTACCAGCGGCATCAAAGTAGCCAGCCTGTTCAGCAATCTGTCCAGCGCCTTGATACAGGCTTGATTGGATAAGACCGCTACGTTTAGTCATGTCTGCGTTTTGTAGTGCAAATATAAACTCTTTACCACCACGAGTATTGTTGACTTGCTGTATCAATCCAGCAGATCCTTCAAAACCTTGTGTGCCACCAGCAAAGCCACGAGCCACTACGGCTGCGTTAGCTTGGTTGGTACGTCTAAGAATCTCGTTAGCCTGTAACTCATACTGCACAGCTCTGCGGTCAGACTCAACCTCTGCTTGCTTGGCTTGCATCTGATACATTTTGTTGCGGTCTTGGCCAGCCTTAATAGATCCGGCTGCGCTAACTGCTGTTAACGTAATAGCAATAGCCGTTACTGGGTCTTGATATTTTTGTCCAATATGCTTGTTTACGGCTGGGCCATTAAATGGGTCACCGATTGGGCCATCAAAGTTTTTAAGGTCTTGTCTAGAAAATCTCATATTAAGTTCCTTGATGTGTTGCTACTTTGTACTCTAAACCGAGCAAGGTCATCTTCAATGGCACGTCTTGCTCAACAGTAATCTTGCCCTCTGTCGTATATCCCAATATGCCATGCAATGTCTTTGTGCCGGTAAACTCAGCAATTGGCTCATCCAATATAGAACCAAATGCTCTAAATGGTACTTGAATGGTATTAATCTTTAGGTGCTGGGTATCGGCAACTAATGCGTTAACCTCAACAATTCTTTTCTTAAATCCAATGCGTGTTCCTGTCTGTAGCTTTAAGTCAACTGGCATGGTTACAGCTCGTACTGTAATTGGCAAGCCAACCTCATAGCTTGTGGCCGATGAGCGTGGGAATGTGACTGTGCCTCCAGCTGGTACTGCTTGGTCTGCTTGTACAGATCCATCAAGAATGACGTTGACTGTTTCTGTAGCTACATGACTCATTGAAACCGATGCAGCAGCTCCACCAGTTTTGGAACAGTCTGTTAGCAAATCATTGTCAAAAGCCTCAACGTAGTATTGGAATGTGCCATTTACGTTGCGCTTGACAACCGCATAGATAGTCGAGATGTCTACACCAACATCAACAAACGATCCATCAACTGTAATGAACTCTGATGGGGCAATTACGTTTTGCGCTCTTAATAACGAAAATACGGCCATTGTGCCGTCATCGCTATTGGTAATTAGCAATAAGTCGTTTTCGTCAGTAGCCACAGACCTACGCAAAGCAAGACGAGTTGGAGTACGCAAGAGATGGCCAGCAAGTAACGATATCTTCTGCGTGACGTATGTAAGCTGCGTATCAGTATAAGCAAACTCATTTAATGACTTCCCTTGTCTTTGTACAAACAATGTACCAGACTCTAATTGCTGAACCCTAATGCCTTCTTTAATGCCGTTACGGCTCGCTGTTTTAACAAAGAAATTCGTTGGAGTAATTGGGTCAAGACCATTTTGGGGTACATAGAACTCACCTCCTGTAGTAAACACTTGCAAGTCTCGGCCAGAGATAATGTCAACAATAGCGTTAAACGTATTGGTGTCTAGAGTTGCCTCTACCGCATCATCGTCTAAACCTTCTGTTGCATCAAAGTCAAAGAACAATCCAACCTTAGATCCCCATATAGTTGATGGGCGAGACTTCGATCCACCAAAATATAGACGGCCTTCATGGAATGTTACTGAGCGTGGCCAACCTTTACCGCTTGACCATACATCCTCATAGCCTGACTCGTATTCCCATGATCCATTAGCAATCGCTGATGTGTTAAAGAATGGAAACTCAGTAATTGCATCAACTGACGTGCCAGATGTGTACCGAACAATCTTAGCTCTGCCTTGTGGTGTTGCGTTGACGTATTGGCCAACGCTACCAGCAGTAAACACGCTAGACGATGCGGTTAATGTAATCTTGCCCGATACAGCCGATGGTGTTAGCGTACCGGCTGGATTAGAAAAAGCAGCGGTGAAAGCATACTTTGGAATAGAATCAAAGGTAATAGCAGAAGCAGTCCAGGTAGCATCAGTACCTCCTCTTACAATTTTTACTGGGTTGATGTCTGGGTGAACCACAATCAACGTATCAGCTGACTGAGTCCAAACAATGTTTGCTAAACGTGTACCAGTTAAGCCAACTCCTGACGTGTCAAGATATGGGTTGCCAGAGCCATTGATGTTAGTAACAAGAGCCTTGTTTTTGAATACATACATCCGATTATGCGTAAAGCAAAGCATATAAGAATCCGATGTGCTGAACTCAAACTCAACTAAGCGTGTGCCGTTACCAGCAGACTCTGTACTTGTATTTGGCAATGCAGCAATGTACTTTGTGCCGGGTCTACGTCTAATGCCACCTTGTGGCTGACAGACCACATTGGTAGCCTCTTCTAATGCGTTAGCGTAGGCTGTTAAATCAACCCTTGCTCGGAGCAATGGGTCTAATTCTCCAGTAGAAAAGTTTGTCTGAATGGAGACAAAGCGAGCCATTAATACCTCACAGCAATAAGTGAGAAGTCATTAATCGCATTGGTTGGTTGGCCTTGGCCATCAATATTCATGGCCTGTCTTAAATATCCACCCCTACCATTCTCAGCTGGTGACCCAATAGCAACAGACTGCCAATACTGGCTTTTCTCTGTCTGGTCTGTAATAGGCAAAGCAAGATGCCAAGTCATCATATATTTGAGCA